TTAATTAATTTTTGTAATTCTGTTTTTAATTCTAATCCAACTATTATATTTCCTTTTTGTATTTCTTCATAATATTGTCTTAAATAATTAACCTCCAAACTTTTGTCGCTCCTCTAGGAATTTTTGAACTGGATCATCTTCTATTTCATGGCCATTAATCATAGAATACAACATTCTAATTGCGTTCATATAACTTTGTGAACATTCCTTGTATAACTTTGCAGCTTTTGTTGTCCTTTGTTGAGTTGGATTTTTAGGATTTACTTGTATGAATGGCAATTTTTTTAATTCTTCCATTCTATCTTCCAAAAAGGCTATATTATCTAAAAGTGGATTTATTAATTGTTTCTTATTTTCATCTATATCTTTAAAAATTTCATCTAAATTTTCCCTTCTTGTCAAATATATTCCCTTCTTTCTGTATCTATTTTTTTCAATTCCAAAAAAAATGAAAATTTTACTTCGTGTGGAAAAGAGGTTCCCCTTACAGTCCCCACCAAAAACATTTATGGTGTCTTGGAGGGGGCTATTCTTGAAAACTCTCAAACCATTCTTCAATGTATTTTTTCCAATTTTCATCTTTTGCTCTACTTAAACATATTTCTTTATCACAATCAATATATATAAGCTCTGCACCTAGTTTATCAGCAAGTCTTTGTCTTTCCATCTTTAATGGATATGTTCCTACAATAAAAGCATTCTGCCAGTTTCCTAGTCTCATCTTTACTTGATCTATTAAACAATTTCTTGTTTCAAAAATATTTTGTTGCAACTTTCTTGGTTTGTTATATTTATCGCAGAAGCTTATGCATTCCCATATCTTGTCTATATCTATAATTAAATCATCAGCTGTCCCCATATTTTCAACCCATGTAGATTTACCAGCACAAGGAGATCCATAAACTATATACACTTTCTTTGGCAATTCATATCCAAAACGATGATGTACTTTATTATGGCATTTAAAATGTATTAACATTATATTATCAGGATTAAGACTTATATTATAATCATTAACATTGCTATTATTTAATGGTATTTTATGATGTCCAATACAATCATAAGCTTTTACTATCTCTTCTCCACAATATTCACAAATTAGTTTTTCTTCATCATTTACTCTTTCTAATCTTAGATTCTTTAATAAATTTTGCCATTCTTTTGATTTATATAAATCATGAGCATTTTCAAACATAATCTATTTTCCTTTACCATAATTCATTTTCTGCTTGTTTTTCTTTAAGTTCTAATTCACGTTTGCTAAATCCTAGTTTAATCATGTTTTCTCTACCTTTTCTTTTTGCTTCTGAAACTCTTGTTAAACTATCTTCTATTTTCTGTATCTTATCAATTGTTGGTTCCGCTTCTGTTGTAGTTTCTATACTTCCTTGACTATTCTTCTTTTTTATACTACCTACTGTCATATCTTTATCTGATTGTTCTAATTTATTTATTCTTCGCATCATTCTTAATTCACGAATGGTCAACATTTTATATTCTTCTATGTATCCATCTAATAATTTATCTGTACTTTCTATTTTCATATTTTTGAATAATTGCTTTTCCTCTTCTGTTAATACACTTTGATAAATATTTTCATATTCTCCTGTTGTTACAGCATTCTTATTTTCTGTTGCTGGGTGTCCACCTTTATTGTTCTTTGCATTTTTATTTCCTTTAAGAACTTCGCTTTTTTCTCTAGTTAGATTATATTTTCTTATAATCTTCTTCAAATCAGGCAAGGTAATGTTGTATTTTTTAAATATGTCTTTATATCGCATTCCCTGTAAATAATCATTCTTTATTTTTTCTTCTTTATTTTGTGTCAATACAACTCACCCACCTCCATTACTTTTTTAAACAATCTAAAAACTGCAATTTTATTTCATTTGCAATTTTCTTCATCATTATCGGTGGAACACTCATTCCACATATATATTGAACATTTTGTCCACAAAAGTTATAATCTTGTGGAAATGTTTGAATTAATTTTATATCTCTATCACTTATTGATGCAGGAACATCAAATCTTAAAAACAAACCTCCTGCTGCTAATGTATTTGGTATTCTGTTATCTTTTACAAATTGTGTATTAAAACTACTAATTTTACCATTTTCAGTTCTTTCAATAGTATCACATAAACTATTATCTTTTCTGCTTCTTTTTAACCATCTTTGATATAGCATAGTATCTTTATTGATTGGTTTATATTCTGTATCTTTTATTTGTCCGTATGTTATAAATTCTTCATTGAATTCTAACTTTATTTTTGGTAGTTCTAAATCTTTTCTCGTTGCTATAAAGAAAACTCTTTCTCTTTTTTGTGGTACACCCATTCTTGCTGAATTTAATAAAAATATTTGTGTTTTATATCCCACTTCATCTAATTTTTTTATTATTAAATTAACATATCCTCTAGCATTTCCCATTAATATTCCTTTTACATTTTCGGCAACAATTATTTTGGGTTTTAATTTTTCAGCTAGCTTTATAAATTCAAAAAATAAATCATCTAAAACTTGATATGCTTGACCTTCTCTAAATTTTTTACTTTTTCCCCAATTTTTTTCTCTTTCTCCAGCTAATGAAAAAGTGCTACATGGAGGACTGCCATCTAATATATCTAAATTATATAATTCTTTAGGATAATCTTTTAAAGCAATCATTTCTTGAATTGGCATACAGTAATTATATTTAGGATTATGATTTTTTACATATACTTCATTTATTTTTTTATCTATTTCGCAATTTCCTATAACATTATATCCTGCTAATTTATATCCCATAGTTGAACCGCCACCACACGAAAAACACGAAAAGACATTATAATTATTTTTTGAAACTTGTTTTAAATCTTTTAGATTCCACTCATATTCTGGCATTGTATTCTCCTTATTTTTTTATATCAAACATAAAACCACATTTAGGACATTGACATTTGAATTTATCATCACCAAATTCTGTTAGTTCAACTTCTTTATTATCATTGATTATTTCTTCCGCTTCTTTAAATATCTTTTCTATTTCATTTTCATCAAAACCTGTTATATCTAAATCGTAATTGCTATCTCTTAACTCTGAAAGCAATTCTTCCAATTTATCATTGTCCCATTCTCCAGATATTTTATTAAGTGCTATATTTAATGCTTTTTCTTTGTTTTTATCTAAATTAACAATATTGCAATCTATTTCTGTATATCCTAGTTCCTTTAATACCTTTAATCTTTGATGTCCACTTATAACAGTCATATCTGTATTAACTATAATCGGTGCAACATATCCAAATTCAACTAGGCTTCTCTTTATTCTTTGATATTCTACATTTTCTGGTTTTAAATCTATTCTTGGATTGTATTCTGCCGGTTTTAGATTTGCGATTTTTATTTTTCTTATATTCATCTTTATACTCCTTAAAACATCTTGTTTCATATTTGCAATTTTTACATTCTCTTGTCATACATCTACCAATATCCATAGATATACCTCTTTACACATTAGTATAATAAAAAAGCTCGTAGGCTTTTTTGCTTACGAACTTTTTATACATTTATCACTATACATATTATATCACACATTTTGTATCATTTTGTGTCAAGTTTTTTTAATGTCCTATAATATATATTTCTTACATTCTCGTATGTATTATTTGTTTTCATTGCAATTTCTTCAAAACTCATATCTGTTATAAATCTGTATTCCATAACAGATTTTGCAATAGGATCTTCTATTGTGTCAATTACTTTTGTTAATTCTTCTAATTCAAGAGGAATCTCCTTTTCTAATCTTTTTTGCTTTTTTTCGTACATCTCAATTTTGTAATGTGTAATAACATCATATCCTTCTATCTTTACATTATGAGGATAACCAGTTTTATAATCTTTCGCAAAGTCAGTAACTATTTTGGGCTTTGCTCTTAATTTTTCAATTATCTTTTTTGTAGTATTTAATTCTTTATTCTTTTTCAAATATCTACTTAATGCTTTAATTTCCATATACACACCACCTTTTCTTTTTCCGTTTCTCTTAATCTAAATTTGTATGTATTATAATTTTCTAAATCTTTTTGCACATTCATCTTTTGTCCTCCTATTCAAAAAATATATAATTTTTCCCTTTAATTTCAACTATTTGAAATCTCTAAATTTTCTATTGTGTTCGTTTTTGTTTTTTTATTGTTCATAATAAATTTTTTTATTATTTTCTTACAGCTACCTATGGTTATTGTTTTTTTATATTCTATCGTTTTTTATTTTATTGTTTTTATATGAATTATTGACTATATTGTAATATCTCAAATATGTATATTTGTCTTTATTTCCTTGAACAATCTTATTTATTTCATTTCGTTGTATTCCTTCACTTTGCAAGAGTTTAATGAATTTCTTTTTGCTTATTTTTTTATCCAAAATAGGATATATAGCTTTATACAAATTATTAACAACTTTCTTTGTCATATCAAATATATCTACACTTATTTCTG